AGTAGCGTTGTGTGGTATGCCATAGATATGGCCGTTAGGCGCCAACACTCCGCCGTTCCATTTGCTGCTACCACTCAGGCTACCGAAAGTCGCGACGGTATCGGTGGTGGGGTCGATCTTCAACACCGTAGTAGCGTTGTATGGTATGCCATAGATATGGCCGTTAGGCGCCAACACTCCGCCGATCCAATTGCTGCTACCACTCAGGCTACCGAAAGTCGCGACGGTATCGGTGGTGGGGTCGATCTTCAACACCGTAGTAGCGTTGAGTGGTATGCCATAGATATGGCCGTTAGGCGCCAACACTCCGCCGATCCATTTGTTGCTACCACTCAGGCTACCGAAAGTGGCAGTGGTATCATCCTGGACCGCTTTCAGCGCCTGCAGGGCAGCCAGGAACCGGGCTGAATGATTGCCATCCAGTGCCCACGGCGGGAACGACACGCCAACGTCGCTCAGGAGCGTTAACAGCCGACTCACGTTAGCTCACCCACTGCGCTGCTTCCATCGCGCTCATGGCCGCTACTACTGCCACATCTAGCGCCTTGCCTGACGGCCTGAGCTCCAACGGAAACGCCACCTCGGCAGTCAAGGCGGCGACCCGCTCCCGTTCCAGCTGCTCCCGTTCCCACCGCGCCAACGTAGCCGGATTGAAATTGATGTCGTAGTTAACCAGCAATTGCTCTAACATCACCTCTCGTTTCGGCGATCCGCTCGTCAGGGCGGCAACCAGTTCGTTCATCGGCACCGTCACCACGGCGCGGTACAGCACCTCATGCTGCTCCGTCAGCGGTTCGACTGCCTCGCCGACTTCCGCCAGTCCAATCTCGCCTGGCGCGGCTCTGTCCCGCACCACACAGGCCACAATATTCGGACCGTCAATAGTTTGAATGATGATTTTCATCTCACACCGGCCTCACTACCAATGTCAGCGTCCGCGCCGCGCCCTGGTTAACGGGCGTGCCAGACGTCCCGCTCCTGAACTTCAGCCACCGCACCGACGGCATGTCCGCCACCTGCAGCAGGATAAACCGCAATGCGGCCGCCGTGATGGTATATTCGTTGCCGTCCGACTCGTACACGTTGTAGAAGTTAGTCCCGTCCTGGCTCGCCTGCATGGTGATGTTCGCCGCCGTCCAGGCCGACGGCATGATCAGCGCCGCCGGCGACAAACCGCCGATGACAGCAGCCGCGCTCAGCGATTCGCCATTGGCAATCGTGAACTCCACACTGCAGGTCACATTCGGAAATTCGTAGACATTCGACATAACTACCTCCAAAAGTTGACTTTGTTGAGCATGATCAGACTTTGAATCGCATACGGCACTGTGATGGGCACCAGCCCTTGTCCGATGACCATGCCCTCGCGGTTCTCATACCAGTGTCCGATCAACAACAAGATTGCCTGCCGCAGATGCTCAGGCACGGACGCCGATGTCGCGCCGTAACCGGCGATGTAGGTGATGACGATAGGGTTCATCGTTGCCAATGTCGCGCTCGGCCAGTCATCGCCGTATTCCAGAACGACGCGCCCGGGCTCGCTGTCCGTGTCTACATCGTAGTAGCTGGTGCTGAACGTGTGCGCGGTCGCGTCGCTATCGGTGTAGACGACGCTGGTGACGCTCGATAACGGCGGACGGGGCAGTTCGATGTAGTCCCCCTCCGGCCAGTCGTCCAGCGACAGCCGCCACGTCTGGTTGATCAGCGCCCGCCCCGTAGCCTCCTCGACATATTCCCGCGCCGCCTGAATCAGCCGGCTGATAAGCACATCGTCATCAGTAACATCGACCCGCAAATGCGCCTTGGCTTCATCCAAATTTACGGGTTCGGCGGCGGGAGCGACCGTCCGCGTCCACGACATCCGCATCACGTACCTCCGCGGCGGCGATTACCGCCCGCTGATGTTCAGGTCTGACCGGCACAGCATAGCCGCCCTCAACCAGCACAATGCCAACCTCGTCTGGTACATCCAGTTCCTCGCCTGGCGGCCACACCCCCATGGGCCCAGCCGCCAGGGTTACCATTCGAATCCTCATATCATCTCTCTCAATGCTAATCCAATAGCCCAGAGTTGTTTTTCTTTCATCTCATACCTCCATAAAGGGGCGGCCGCGCGGCCGCCCCTATTAGCTAGCTATGCCGTCCCGGTCGAGGGACCAGCGTGCAATTCGCCGCTGACGTCGCTTCCATGAGTCACGGGCAATTTCTTGGGATTGTACTGAATGTACGTGGCCCCACCAACTGTCGCGTTTTGTGTGGCGCGACTGATGTAGAGTCTCACGTACCGCTTCGTGACTTTCGCTAGATCGATGTAGAACGTCTTGTTGTCGTCGTCGTCTGCAATCGTCTGGGCGCTCTCCGCAATGTCGCCCTCACTGGCGGCCGCGTCGCCATGCTGCGCCTTGATGCTGGTCACTGCGCCGCTGACAATTGCCCCAAAGGGCACAATCATCAGCACACTCTCAAACCCAGCCATATCCAGCGTCGCTCCCTCTATAGCAGAGGTCCCGGCCGCCCCCGCAGTTGGGGTAACGGCAATACTGATCTTGACATCCTTCGATAGATTCACCTCACACCTCCTATGCCAATTTCACTCGAACGAACGCCTCTTGCAATACCGGCATTCCATCCGTCTCTTTCCGTCCGACGATCGCCACCTGGTTGGTCGCCGCGTACAGTTCGCGCAACACTTCCAGCTCCATCGTCAGCGCATCGGCGATATAATAGTACGAGAAATCGCCGAGGATGCCGACGTAGAGGCCCGTGGTGAACGTATTCGGCGCATATTCGCTCATGAACGCCGGCAAACCGAGGAGACGGTCAGGCTCGCCCACGCGCTGCGATTCCGACCAGATGTACCTGGTCTCGCCGTCCTTGAGCTTGGCGATCTGTTTCACGCCGTCGCGATGGAACAGCCAGCGCGCCTTTGGCCAGTATTGCTGCTTCAAAGCATATTTCGCCTCATACAGACCATCGAACTTGATGCTGGTCGTCTCGTTGCCAGTGCTCACGTCACGTCCAGTAGCGATACCGTTCGCCGAGGCAACGAATACCCCCAGCGGCTGGTTCGCTCCTGTTCCATTGAGGAAAGCATTCTCCTCAGTAACAGCGAACTTGTAAGCCAGCCGGTCGCGCACGATACCCTCAACGTTGGGAACCGTCCGCAGCAGCTTCTTGCTGACCTTGATATACTTGGCCAGTGGATGCGGATGCAACTCACGCCGACCAAAACTCATCGTCGAGTCCTCGCTGCCAAAGTTAAGCTCGGCCACCCAGTCGGGCGCAGCCGGGTCATTGTCCAGACTGACCATCCCGAGGCTGTCAGCGCTGGTCACCACATCCTTGGTCGCCCATTGGCGAATAAAGACCAGGTTATCTATCGCGCTGAGCAACCCCTGCATGAACTGGATCGGGGGTACGAGATACCCGCCGCTCACCTGCAGATCCTGCTGCAGGGCTCTGAGTTCCCCTGGACCCAACGAACGATAGTCGCCGCTGAGAAATGCTGGCAGCACGCGCCCGAACATCTCCTCACGCCGAATCTCAGATTGGATCCGCGCATCGTTGAACTGGGGAAAAACCTTTCGCAGTTCTGCCGCTCGTGCTGCAATCTGCTCATTGCCAGGCTGCAGCATCCGATGCACTGGCTCACCGGCCGATTGCTCTAATTCATCCTCAAGCATTTTGAGTTTCTGCCTCCGATCGATCTCCTCGCGGAGCTTGTCAGCATCAGCAAACGCCTGATCGAAATTGGCCTTCTCCTCGTCGGTCAGTTCGCGTTTCTCCGCATCCGCTTTGTCTACGATGGCCCTCGCCTGGGCGATGATGCTCGCCCGCTTGGCCATCAATTCTTGTAATGTCATGTCAAACCTCCTGAACAAATTGAATATCTATAACAACCGCAGTCTGCGCCGCGCTATGTCCAGTCGCCCGGCTGGACCCTGAGCCGTCGCCCGACGGTTCAGTTGGGCAGCGGTAGACCGCGCCTCTACACTCGTAATTGGATAGGCCGGGAAAGTCACCGGCGATATATCGAACAATTCAACCCGCACGATCCGGCGCAAAGGATAACTGCGCCCGGGCGTCGGCTCCTCCCACATTTCATTCAGCGTCTTAAACCCGAATGAGCTCTGCGAAATGTCTCCTCGTCCCAGACTCACCAGCAGATCATGCGCAGCCTGCGTGTCCGGCGGATCGATCTCATAATGAAGACCGTTTTCATCCTCCTGCAAACGCAGCGTTTTCGGCGTACGGCCCAGAATAAGGTTCGGGTCGTGATTGAACAGGGCCCGCACATCGCCATCAATCGCCTCAGCAAATGCTCCTGATTCGACAATTTCCCGGAACCCCCCGAGGTCCACGCTCTCCTGACCAAAAACAGCGGCATACCCGCTTATCGTATTTTTGCCTTCGCGTTGCATAGCTCGCACATAACCAGGAAATGACCGCCGCTCGATGATTACAGTATCGTCGCGCAGCTCCGGCGGCTCCATATCGCCATCTCGGAGATGAACCGCCAGATGATTGTAAACCCCACGCCGGTCAGCGTCAGGAATCGTCGTGCCGCCTCGACCGCCATTCAGCACACCAATCGCCGAACTGCACGCTCGCAGGCTGGCCGTCCCAGGGTCGCCGTCAGCGCTGACGAAATGATGGATGAATCGCCAGGCCCGCTTGGTCTTGGGGTCAGCATCCGGGTCTTGCCAGGCATAGATACGCCTGTAATACGATTCATCCTCATCAACATGTACTCGCCTCTCATTCACCGAACTGTCCCATTCACTGGCATCGGTACCGGTATGATGCACAGCAATTGCCGACCGCCCCTCCGGCTCGTTGGCATACAATGCTTTCACCTGGGCTTCGGCCTCAGCCTGCGTATCATGGCAGCCCAAGGTCTTGCCAATTGCCCCTCCATCTTCATCGACCCTATATACGCACCACTGACTATCCTGTTTGAAAATGTTATATGGCATCTCTCACCTCTCCACCACCGCCACAATTCCGCAATCACACCCAGCATGAAGTGGCGGATGCGACCGGTTGCTCCGCACATTCAACGGCCCATCAGCCCCCGCCGGCTGGAAATCTGTGTCCGCAGCCAAAAATACCTCTTCGAGCGAGATCGTCTTACCGTCGAGCTCCAGGCAAAACGGACAACTCTTACCGCTCGTTACCCACATCGTCCGCATAACGTGGCTGATAGCATACATGGCCCCAGCAAATGCATACAATGCATTGCGGCTCTCATGTACTGCGAATTTCTCCGCCCGGGTCTCTCCCCATTCGTCCAATCGCTGCTCAATAGCCGCATAGGGATCCTCATTGACCTCCATCGCCTGCTCCAACAAAGCCCGGAGCTGATAAAATGATGAATTGCTCTCGTTCTGGGCCAGTGTATCGACGTAGTCCTCGATGAATTGGCGGATTTCAGTCGAACCAACCAGCTCCCGACCGAGTTCGTCAGCCACATCCGCCCCGACTTGATCAGCATATGTCAGCAATACTGGCAGAATCTGCCGCCTCCAGAACTCCTGATGGTCGCGATAGAAATCGTTCAACCACAATGCCAATTGACCAGCGCTGCGTTTCTGAGATTTAATCTGACGCCGTACGTCGGCGATCTCGCGCCTGTAGACGCGGCCGCCCACGTCCTCAAACATCCGCTGATAGGCGCGCGCCAATCGCTGACGACCCAGGGCGACATGCTGGTTCCTGGTTCTAATCTCATCAGGCGTGAGCCCTTGATGCTCATAGCCACAGTCACATCGCGCCCCATTCGGATCCATGGTGATTGCCCTCGGCGGCTCGCTCATCCTCATCTGGCTAGCCGGAACCATGTTGAGTGGAACCAAGTAGATATCCCCGTGTTCAATGGGGTTCATATTCTCCATCGCCCGAATATCGTTGGCCGAGAGAAACCCCTGTTGGCGACCCGTGGCGTATGCCTGGTACCGGCTCTGAATATCGCCACGCAATAGACCGTCAATCAGATGCTCAGCGAAATACTGCCCTCGCTCCTCCGGCCGGAACAGATCCCGATTGATGGCCTGCTCCCAACGGATCAGCCACGGACGAAGCGTATGAACCACAAATTCCAGGCTCAGATGCTCGACGTTGGCGAATGTGGCCCTATCGAGGTCAGCCAACATATGCGGTGGGATGCGAAAGATACGGGCGATTTCCGTTACCTGGAATTTACGTTGTTCCAGGAACTGCGCATCCTCTGGGGGAACGCTGGTCGCCGTATATTTCATGCCCTCTTCCAGGATCCCCAGCCGCCAGGCGTTCGCCAGGCCCTGGTGCATGGATTCCCACGATTCGAGCAGATTCTTCCGCGCCTTATCGCTCAATGCTCCCGGATGTTCTAATATGCCGCCAGGTCGAGCCCCATTGTTGAAAAATGCAGAACCATATTGCTGGGTCGCCAGACCAAGAGCAACTGCCTCACGCGCCTGGCCAATTGGCGAATAGCCCAGCATTCCATCGTGGGACAATCCGCGAATATGCATCACCCGCTGAGCGGGCAGGACCTGCGTCGCCCCATCTGGCATATTTATCTCGTACTGCATTGATCCATTGATTCGCTGTACTCGAACAATGTCCGGCCGCAAGGGCCACAATCCCACCAGGCGGCCGGCATTATCGAATTCCTTCTCACAGTACGCGTTGCCCCACAGGGCGAGGTGAGCCTGCAACATCTCCCGCAGCTCAACCGCCGTGTTTTCAGAATTGGGCAGATCGTGCAGCAACGTATACAACTGATGATCAACCGCTCGCTCCTTGCCGCCATTGGCCAACCGACGATAGACGAGCAAGGGCAGACTGGCCACGCTCTCGGACAGGATTCGCACACAGGCCCAGACCGCCGTATAGGTCATAGCAATCTGTTCGTTCACGTGAATGCCGGACGCAGTGTCAGACCAAAGCCCTACTGATCGGAGCCAGATCTCATCGATCCGGGACGGATGCTCTCGCTTTTCTGTCCCCAAGAACAGCCTCTCAATCAGCCGATCCACCGTTGCCAGAATTGTCACATCACCACCATCCCACGCTCGTAGGGGCGCATGCCATGCGCCCTCCTTCTCTCCCGTCCCTTCGAGGAAGAGCAGACAGGAGAGGGATGCAATTCATTGTATCTCCAGACTGAGGGTCAATCATCCCCTCTGAGGGATCGGACTGGCGGGGGCCCGCGGGGAACGGGAAACCCAGCCCAACCCCTCACAGAAGATCATCACAGAACCAATATCCCCCTACCTTCATACACGCTCGGACCGCTCTCCTTAATAACCCCGCTCGCCAGCGCATCATTCCTGCACTCCCAACTCAAACACCCCGCCATCGCCAAATCGATCTTATGCGGCGATCCCGGCCGTTCCTTCGACATCACCCACAGCGGAACCCCCTCCTCATCCCGCATATTCAATGTCTTCCGGCAGGCCGCCCCGATATGCGCCGCAAAAATCGGATTCCCATCGTGGCTTACCTCACCCGCTACCATCGCATTCAAATAAGACCGAATCGCATACGCCATCGGCTTCAACCTGTTCGTCCACCAATTCACCACCACCTTATCGCCATACATCCCCGCCCATTTCGCAATCGTCGAGTCCCAATACGGAGGATCCGCGTACATCCGCCACACCCGCCAGCGGTCGAACGCCGCCGCCACCGCCTCATTCACCTCATCCTCCGGAACCTCCCATTCCTCGATCCCCAGCGGATGCTCCCACACCCCGATCACCCACTGGTAACCCGTCGCCACCTGTGTCCCGATGAGGCCGGTCGCATCGTCATATCGCGCCCCGTCGAACCCAATCACAATCAGCTCTCCATCAGCAGGGGCGTAATTCATTGCGTCCCCAACCGCCAATTCTTTCCACCGCAGAGCGTCGAACGCCCGCTCAGACGCCCGCACTAACCTGTTCAGCCACACTCTCTCCAAATACGCCCGGTCCGCCGTCGGATCCTTCCACTGCTCCACAATTCCATCGATATCAGACCATTCCGCCACTGGTCCCGATGCCTCCATTACCGCCGCCCGGATCCCCTCCTCTGACTCCAAATCGTGCTTATCGCTCGCCTGCCGGTGAAAGAAAAACAACCTCGCATCCGAAATCTTCCCATCGAACACTTGCCGCGCATAATCCATCGTGTCCTCAGCCACCGATCTTTCACCCGGCGCTGGAGCCGTAGTAATCTCCAGCGACCAGGCGTCCGCCAATTTCCGCTTCGGAATATTCGCCAACATCGTCCGGTGCGCCCGCTTCAACTTCGGCAAAGTAAATCTATGCGTCTCATCGAATATCTGGAACGTCGTCCGCGCTCCATCTCGCGCATTCGGCGCCGTCGCCAGCGCCAGCGCCTTCCCATCTCCGCCAGCCCTCATAATCCGCTCGATCCCAATATCGAAATCACCCGCCAACGGCGAGTACGCCAGAATCACCCGCAACGCACCGTAGGCTAGTTCCTCCGACTGCTCCTCCGTATACGCCACCAGAGGAATATAAGGGTCCGTCACCCCAATCCCCACCGGCTGACCATACGCATCAAACCCATCGCACCGTACCGGCCCCTCCGAATGCAGCTCCACCGCCGCCAGCCACGCCGAAAATTCGGTTTTGGCCGACCCCTTCCGCAGCGACAGCGCGCACCGCTTGAATCGTCTCCGGCCAACCTGCGGATGTCCCGGCGGAAACACCTCATACATTCGCATGATAAGCGCCCGCTTTTCATCATCCAATCTGGCCGGTTCACCCCGCAGATCCCCTGGCCCGAACGTCAGATAATCCTCAATGAAATCGCATACCTGCGCTCCCAACGATGGCCATGGTTCCTGATCCAACTTCGGCACCATCAAAACGCTCATTTCAGCACCTTCAGCACATCCCGTGGATCAGTCGCCTCATTGGGCTCCCTGCTACCGCGTCCCTTCCTACCCGCCAACGACTCCGCCTTCTCCACCTCCCATTGCAGTCGCCGCCGATCGATGGGCGTCAACCCGAACGCTTGCTGCTGTAACCGGATCTCTGCTGCTAATTTCGGATCCAGCTTCAGCCAATATTCATTCACCAGCACCGCCAGCCGGAATAGAGCATGGATATCCGCCTCCAGATACTCCTCCGCCATCGGCGAATGCCACACATCGTGCCACCACGCCCGTGTCATCGCGTGCCACTCCACCCCATTGACCGTCGGCAGCCGAGGAGCTCGTTTCCGCTTCGGAGCATCCACCGTCAGCATCGCACTGGTCGTGGCTTTGTTCCGCCTCTGCCGCAGTTCCGGCCGCTTCGGAGGAGGTCCCGGCATTAGCGATCCTCTCCACTCAGCATCCCGTACAGTGGAAAAAAAACC